AAAAATACCAAGAGTACAGTTCTGCTAATTCAACATTAACTTGGATAGAAGATATGCACAAATGAGGGGAAAACAATGGGATTCAACTATAAGACGAAGCCTTACAAGCATCAAGAAGAAGCTTTATTTAAAAGTTTTTGTAGGGATAACTATGCCTATTTTATGGAGATGGGTTGTGGTAAATCAAAAGTATTAATAGATAATATTACATGGTTGTATGAAAACAAAAAAATAGATACGGCTATTATAATAGCACCGAAAGGTGTTTATATGAATTGGAAGAACTCAGAAATTCCAATACACTTACCAGACAATGTTGAGAAGAATGTATATGTATGGAAAGCTAGTGCCAATAAAACTGAGAAGAAAGTTTTAGAAGAAGGTGTAAAAACCAGGGACAAGCTACGAATATTATTAGTCAACGTAGAATCGTTTGCTACTGTGAAGGTAAAGAAATATTTAGACGCATTTATTCATAGAAGTAATTTTATATTGGCAGTAGATGAATCAACAACAATCAAAAACATAAAAGCAAAAAGAACAAAAGCAGTATTAGAATTAGGGGACTCTGCTAAATATAAAAGAATACTTACCGGTTCTCCTATTACACAATCGCCTATGGACTTGTACGCTCAATGTGCTTTCCTTGATAAAGACTTATTAGGCTTTGATAGTTATTGGTCTTTCCAAGGTCGCTATGCCGTAGTAAGACAAACTAGAATGGGTAATCATAGCTTTCAACAAGTGGTTGGATTTAGGAATCTTGAGGAGTTAACTGACAAACTACAAAACTTTTCTTATAGAGTAACTAAGGATGAAGCATTGGATCTGCCCGAAAAAATATATACAACAAGAGATGTTAACTTAACTTCAGATCAAATCAAACATTATAATAGCATGAAAGATGTTGCCGTAGCTTTCTTAGAGGGAGGAGACATGGTTACTGCACCCGAGGTTATGACACGATTACTAAGGCTACAGCAATTACTATGTGGCTACCTTGTTACGGATGATGGAGAAACTGTTGAGATAGCCAATCATAGAATAGAAGCAATGCTTGATACCATAAACGAAATGGATGGTAAGGTAATTATATGGTCTAGGTTCAGACATGATATAAAGAAAATCAAAGCATCATTAGACAAAGCCTATGGATCGGGCACCGTGGTCACTTATTTTGGAGACACTTCTCAAGAAGATAGAGACAAAGCTATTGATAGATTTCAGAATGACGAAGTGACTAGGTTCTTTGTGGGTAATGCACAAACTGCGGGAAGAGGATTAACTTTAACGGCAGCCACTAATGTAATTTATTATTCCAATGATTTTAATCTTGAGACAAGAATACAATCAGAGGATAGGTGCCATAGAATTGGGCAACACAAACCGGTTTTATATGTGGATTTAATTGTGCCCGACAGTATAGATGTTCATATTGTCAAAGTTTTAAGATCAAAAATTACTTTAGCAGGAAGAACATTGGGAGAAGAAGCAAAGGAATGGTTGAAGATTACACCAAAAAGGAGTGACTAATGGTTAGAAGAAAAGAGAAACTAATAGGCACGGCAGGAGAACTCTTTACGGCTTTCGAATTAACAATGTTAGGTGTTGAGTGTGATCTTATAAAACAAGATGGGACAGATGTTGTCGCTGTAAAAGGAGATGGGATTCTTATGGCACAGCGGATAGAAGTTAAGACATCTACATATGTGGATAAGAAAAAATGTTACAGCTTTTCAACATCAAAAGGCAAACCAAAAAGACCATATACAAAATATGATTGTGACATAATAGCTTTGGTAGCACTACCCGAAAGGAATATACAATTTATTCCGGTGGGATTATTACCTGGTCAAACTAAAAAAGTTCATATTAACACATTTAGAAATGATAAAAATTTAATAGAAAGGTCTTGGAAATATGCTTTAGAAAAAAGTTTAATTGAATGTAAGAAAATCTTTGACAATATGGAAAAAACTAGGCACAACTAAGAAAAGGGAGAATAAAATGGATCCAGATAGATGGAAATCAGTAGCAGTACCAATCAAAACTTGGGATATGTTAAAAGAATTGTCGGAAGACAATGATAGATCAATAGGTGGTCAGATATCTTTTCTCACTAAGCAAGAATATATGTGGAAAAAGAGTCAAACTAATTCTATTGACAAACAAAAAGCTAGGGTGTAGAACCTTAGAACCAATACCGAAGGGTATAAACTTTAACGGAGAAGGAGAGAAAGATGAGTGATGTATTTTCACTGTTCGAAGAAGAGGCAGCTAACCCTCAAGCGTTTAATAAAGTTAGCGAAGGAGAGACTTCAAAACTCTCTTCACTAATAAGGCAATCCATTGATCTTGATAATGAGATCAAGGATGCTGAAAAACATCTCAAAGATTTACAACAAAGAAAGAGAACTGTTGATGAAGAAGATATTCCTTCATTGATGGAAACTCTTGGTGTTGAAAGTCTTACAGTTGATGGCAACAAAGTTTCTATAGATAAATATGTGTCGGCAAGAATACCTGACGATAAGAAGGAAGAAGCATATGGTTTCATTCGTTCTATTGGCGAGGGAGACATTATTAAGAACGAAGTTGTTGTCGGCTTTGGTATGGGTCAAGACAATGTAGCGGGAGCCGTGGTTGATGATTTACGCAATCAAGGTTTAACACCTTCTCAGAAGACTCACATACATCCAATGACGTTGAGAACTTGGGTTAAGAACCGAATAGATAATGGTCAAGAAATTGATTTTGATACTTTCGGAATATATGTAGGCAATCGTGCAAAAATTAAGGGAGCAAAATAATGAGCAATGCAGTTGCAGAAAAAAAGGCTACAGATGTAGCAGTTTCAAATCTTTCATCTTTACTTGAGGAAGAGGCAGGAGCAGGACTAGAAAACTTTACTACGGAAGATATGCAAATACCTTTTATAAGGATATTACAAGCATTGTCTCCACAGTTAAATAAACAAGATTCCATGTATATCAAAGGTGCTGAACAAGGAGATATATTTAACACAGTGTCTCAAGCAGTGTATAGGGCAGACGAAGGTGTGCTTATTGTACCTTGTTTCTTTGAGAAGAAGTTCTTGGAGTTCGGTCTACGGTCATCTGGTGGTGGTTTTATAAGAGAACTAGCCTCTGATGATAAAGATATAGGTCTTACAACTCGTGAGGGTGCGGCAGAAATGTTGCCGTCTGGTAATGAGTTAGTTAGAACTCATCAGCATGTAGTTATGGCTATGGATTATGAGACTAAGACCGGTTCTCCTGCTATTCTTGATATGAAAAAGACACAGTTAAAAGTGTCTCGTAGATGGAATACTATTAAGAACGGCATAAGATTACCTTCGGGTAAGCCAATGCCACTGTACGGAACTGCATGGAGTATTCAAACTATTGCAGAAAGTAACGATCAAGGTAGTTGGTATAACTACAAGATTGAAAGAGTTACTCAGACAACAAAGGAACTAGAATCTATGATGTTAGAGGCTAGGACTATGTATCAAAGTTTTAGAAAAGGTGAAATCAAAACGGCAGGTGCACCTGCTGAAGAAATGCAAAGTGCACAAAAAGGTGACGAAATACCGTTTTAATTAACTAGAGTCGTGGCTACATCCTCCAAGTCACGGCTCTTCTTTTTATGGAGTGAAGAGTGAAATTAGCAGAAGAATTATTAGAAGCCTTTAAAGGTTTTAGCAGTGCTCATGGGCAGACGGATGTCTCTCAAGAACGCACAGCAGGAAAACAAAAAGCAAAATCATTTATAGTTAGGAATCCACTTACCTTACAGTTGATGGAAGGACACATTGGTGGTAAAAAAGGTATCGGTGCTATACCTATAAATGAAGAAAACAAATGTAGATTTGGTGCTTTGGATATTGATCAATATCCTTTAGAGCATAATGAATTAATAGATAAGTTAGAGGAATTCAATGTTCCGTGTATCGTGTGCCGTAGTAAATCTGGTGGTGCACATATATTCTTTTTCTTTAAGGAGTGGATGAATGCAGGTGATTTTAGGGACAAAGCTGCGGAGATTTCTTCGGCACTTGGGCATGGTCGGTGCGAGATTTTCCCGAAGCAAGAACAGATTCTTGTCGAAAGGGGGGATGTTGGTAACTTTATTAATCTTCCGTATTTTGATTCAGAACAAACTCTACGCTATGCGATCCTCAAAAGAGGAGGAGATTATATCGAGGCATCACTTTCGGAATTCATTGAAGAGATCGAAAAAGTCAAGACGTTACCGAAAGACTTCTTAAGCTTACCCATAGGTGGACCAGTTGATCTCCTACCAAACTACATACCTTGTTTAAGAACTAAATTAGCTATTGGTGTTTTTGAGGGAGAACGAAATAGGACTGCATTTCAACTAGGAGTATTCTTACAACGTCTTGAACCAGGTAGTTGGAAGAATCGATTTGAAGAACATAATGTAAGAGACTTTCATCCACCTTTATCAGCACAAGAAGTTGTAGCAATTCAAAACACATTAGAGAAAAAAGAATATCAGTACCTTTGTAAAGAAGAACCTATGGCTTCTCATTGCAATCAAAGTGTTTGTAGATCTATGAAGTTAGGTATTGGTGCTACGTCAATGCCTTCTATTAGTGGGTTGTCAGTTATTTTATCTGAACCTCGACTTTGGTTTGTTGATATAGGTGGGCAAAGATTAGAGATAACAACAGAAGAATTACAAGCACCTCGACTCTTCCAACGTGCTTGCATGGAACAATTAAAAGTTATGCCTCCTAAGTTAAAAGATTCTGATTGGGAAACAACAGTAAATAGTCTTATGGAAAAATGTAATGAGATACAAGTTCCGGAAGAATTAACATACAAAGGACAATTTATATCCATCCTTGAAACTTACTGCACCGGAAGAATACAAGCACAAACTTTTGAAGAAGTCATGTTAGGTAAACCATTTACAGATATTGAAGAAGGTAAAACTTTTTTTAGATTAGATTCTTTAATGGAGTTCATGAGACAAAAGAAATTTGACAGCTACACAAGAGCACAAGTGCAAGAGAGAGTTAAAGAAATGAATGACGGAGATAGCTCTGGTAGTAAGAAATTTAAAACATCTAATGGGAAATGGAAATCAGTTAGAGTGTGGTGGATTCCAGAATTTGGATCTGAAGTAGAAATAGATCCTATTGAAATAGAGTCAGGGGAGGTGCCGTTTTGATTGAATTAGTTGTAGCTTTTTGTATTGTCTTGGAAATAAATCCTACTGTTAAACCGCCACACTTAGGAACTAAAGCTATATGTGGTACTTATGAACCCAAGGTTAAATTTAAAGATAAAAAAGAATGTGAGATGGATAAGAAATTAATTGAGGTTTGGTTTGCTGAACAATCTAGACGTTTATATCCATTTGCAAGAGAAATTCAAATTATGGGAGTTTGTGTTGACTCAGTCTAATAAAGAAACAGTTATATTCGGACCTCCAGGGACGGGTAAAACTACAACTTTAATTAATATAATTAAGAAAAATATACAAGAAGGTATGGATCCGACCAAGATAGCTTTTATGTCTTTTAGTCGTAAAGCAGCGACTGAAGCACGAGATAGAGCTGTTGCAGAACTTCAATTAGATGTCAAACAAATGGTGTTCTTTAGAACATTACATTCATTGGCTTTTACTTGGTTAGGTTTAGATACTAAAAAAGTATTTAAAGGATCGGATTATAATGATCTTGGTAGATTAGTTGGACTAGAATTTAGAAGTAATTCTACTGTTAGCATGGAAGAAGGTGCTTTATTTCAGATAGGAGCAGGAGGGGATAAATATTTATCTCTCATACAAATGGCTCGTGCTAGAGAAATATCTTTGGAAAAACAATTTAGTGATTCATGGGATCATGGATTACATTGGCAACAGTTAAAAGTGTTGGATAAAGCTTATAAGGATTACAAGAAAGAAAAAAATAAATTAGATTTTGTTGATATGATCGAACAATTTATTATAGAGGGAACAAGTCCTAAGTTTGATTTACTGATAATAGATGAAGCACAAGACTTGACACCATTGCAATGGCGAATGGTAAAAGAAGTTTTAGTTCCTAACTCTAAGAAAGTTTATTATGCAGGGGATGATGATCAAGCTATCTATACATGGATGGGGGTTAGTATTGAAGACTTCTTAAATTGTAGTGAGCAAAAAATCTTTTTAAAAGAATCGTATCGTGTACCGAGTGCCGTGCATGATTTTTCACAAGACCTCATAAAGAAGGCATCACTCAGACAAAAGAAAGAATGGCAACCCACAAAAAAAGATGGATCTCTTGTCTGGCATAGGGATATACTAGATGTAGATTTAACTAGTGGCGAATGGTTGATACTTGCTAGAACGAATTACATTGCAAATAAAGTGTGCACTCGTCTTAAAGAAGAAGGTCATCTCTATTGGAGAGAAGGCACTGGTTGGTCTATTTCCCCAAATGTACTTAATGGAATAGAGGTATGGATAAAGCTATGCAAAAACCTAGGCTTGTTTTCAATAGAACTGAAGAATTTTGTGAAATTATTGAACCCAGATATTATTACGAAATCTGGGAGAAAAAGATTGTCCCATTTAGATCCCGAACAAACTTATACTCTCGAAGATATTATAGAGAAATGCAATTTGATTGCAACACGAGAGACACCGTGGCAGAAAGTCTTGAAAGTATCGGAGCAGGAGACTGCGTATATAATGTCAGTGAGGAGGAGAGGGGAGAGAATACTGACCGGAACTCCGAGGATTCGGATATCGACAATTCACAAAGCAAAGGGTGGCGAGGCGGATAACGTAGCTTTACTACTTGACTCAACTAAAGCATGTGTTGAAAGTTTAGACCAAGATTCTGAGGTTAGAACTTTCTATGTAGGTGCAACTCGTGCTAAACAAACATTACATTTAATAGAATCAACAACACAGCATAGGTTTAACATATGAAACATAATAGAGAATTTTTTTTAAAAGAGGCAGAGAAGCTAATCAATGGACAGAGAGCCAAGGAGTATGGACCTGCTAAAAAGAACCATCAACGTATAGCCGATATATGGACTATACTATTAGATAAAAAATTAAATGGTGCAAAAATAACTCCAGAGGAAGTTGTGGCTTGTATGATAGGTGTTAAGGTGGCTCGTCTCGCTGAAGACATTTCAAAAGACGATTCGTGGTTAGACGTTATAGGCTATGCAGCTTTAGGTGGAGAAATTATAAATGACAAGTCGTGATCAATACCATTTCTTAGATCAAGATATAAAAGATGTATCGTGGGGTAATGTAGATTCTGATTGGACACCTCCTCAAAGTTTTCCAGATTTATCACAACATGAAAAAGTAGCCATTGATTTAGAAACTAAAGATTCCAATCTTTTAACTCTAGGTCCTGGTTGGACGAGAAAAGATGGATATGTTATTGGAGTGGCAGTAGCAGCAGGAGATAGTGCTTGGTATTTTCCGGTAGCACATAAGTCAGGCAATATGTCTAAGAACTCTGTCTATAAATGGTTACAAAAGATATGTGATGATGAAAAGATAACTAAAATATTCCACAATGCTTTGTACGATTTAGGTTGGTTAAGGGCAGAAGGAATAGAAGTTAAGGGTAAGATTATAGACACTATGATTGCAGCACCTTTGTTAGATGAAAATAGAAAATGGTATAACTTAAATTCTCTTGCTCGTGATTACTTAGGAGAGTTCAAAAACGAAAAACTTTTAAAGTCTGCGGCAGAAGAGTTTGGTGTTGACCCTAAGTCAGGAATGTGGCAATTGCCTCCTAGATATGTAGGAACATATGCTGAACAAGATGCGTTGATTACTTTGAAGTTATGGGAGTCCTTGAGTCCAAAGATTACTCAACAAGAATGCACTAGTATATTTCAGTTAGAGACAGATCTCTTACCGGTTCTGTTTGAGATGAAAACAAAAGGAGTTCGTGTTGATGTAGAAAAAGCACACGAGACTAAAAAGCAACTAACTAAGATAGAAAAATCACTTATACAAGATATAGTCAAGGAAACAGGTGTCACGGTTGAACCTTGGGTCGCCACATCTATAGCAAAAGTCTTTGACTCTGTGGGACTTCCGTATTCTCGCACAGAAAAATCCGGGTCGCCCATGTTTACAAAACAATTTTTGACTAATTGCAGTCATCCGATTGCGAAAAAAATTATAAAAATTAGAGAGATAAATAAAGCCAATACGACATTTGTTGATACTATTCTTGAGCATTCTCATAATGGTAGAATTCATTGTGATTTTCATTCCCTTCGTTCTGATGGTGGTGGCACTGTTACGGGTCGTTTTAGTTCTAGTAATCCAAATCTTCAACAAATTCCAGCTAGAGATCCAGAGATTAAGAAACTAATTCGTGGACTATTCATACCCGAAGATGGTTGTAAATGGGGCTCGTTTGATTATGCCTCACAAGAACCAAGATGGCTAGTACATTATTGTGCTACATTAACTGGTGTTGATAGGCATTCTCAAATAGATGATGTAGTTAAAATGTATCATGAAGGCAATGCTGACTTTCATCAGATGGTTGCAGATATGGCAAACATTCCTAGGAAGCAAGCTAAAACTGTGAACTTAGGTCTTATGTATGGAATGGGTAAAGCTAAACTTGCTAATGTAATGGATATAGATGCACAAGAAGCATCTGAACTTTTAGTTAGGTATGCAGAGAAAGTTCCTTTTCTTAAATCGTTATCTGATAAAGCCATGGATCGTGCAGCGAGTACCGGTGTTATTAGAACATGGTTAGGACGTAAATGTAGATTTGATATGTATGAGCCGGTGTCATATGGTTTTAATAAAGCCTTACCTATGGAGCAAGCTATCAAAGAATATGGAAGCAAAGGTAGAATAAGAAGAGCATACACTTACAAAGCCTTAAATAGATTAATACAAGGCTCTAGTGCAGATCAAACCAAACGAGCTATGGTTGATTGTTTCAAAGAAGGTCTATGTCCAACTTTAACAGTTCATGATGAACTGTGCTTTAATATCAGTAGCAAGGAACAAAGTGACAAGATTATAGAAATCATGACCACTTGTATTCCAGGCTTAAAAATCCCTTTTGAGGTTGATGCAGAATTAGGCAACAATTGGGGGGAGGTTGGCTAGTATCCTGCCTTAACATACTGATTGTGTAATTCTGTCAATGGGTCATCTTCTGGTTTTTCATCTTTAAAGATTTCATAAGCATGAGATCTAATATTTGATCTATTTATACCTATGTCCTTTAATATGTGATCGTCCAACATACTCAAAGCGTTGACTGTTCTTCCTATCTTAAATTTATAAAACCAATTTGATAACATTTATGTCTCCTTTTCTATTATTAGTTATAGATTATTTCTATATAATATAAAACTGGGTAAAATTGAAAAACATAAGTGCTCAAATGGAGTGAATTGAAGCTAGGCTAGGTATCGCAATCGTACAAAAGAATACCCTATTTTAACTAGCAATCGTACCAAACCCTTGGGTTTCAACGATTCTGAGGCATCTGAGAGCCTCGTTTTTTGACAGATTCCATAATTTCAATACGTTTTTGATCTGACAGCGTTGACCACACAGATATTTCGTCAAGTGTTCGATAACACCCTATGCATATATTATTTTTTATTTTACAGACGTTTAGGCACGGGCTTACAATAGGCTGTGATCTTTCTTGTCTTGTCATTAGGGTATGGAATCTCTGGTTGTTTGTTTAATCTTGAAGCAAAATACAGGCAGTCATTAACATTGGGAAATGTTTGATCCTGGTTAATTATTATCGTGCCTATCATATAGACTAAAGCAAACTCTATCATTCATCTTTGGTTTTCCAAAAGTATTCATCTGTATCACCAAGTCTTGTTCTGTTACCATTCTCAACTTGGTACTCTATTGTACTAACTTTGAAGTCTGGTTGCAATGGCTCCTGCGGAGTTAACGAGTTATCATAAACTCTCATCCTGTTATTTGGATACAGGCAAAACTGCCCATTCTCTAAAGATAAAAGATTGTGCGATTTATGTTCTGCTGGTGTTTCACTGGTGCTGTAATCTATGCTGTCGATATCTGAATGATAGTTATCTAAAGTGCATATATAAGAACCCGTCAATGCACCATGATCCCTGCTCAATATTTCAAAGTCCATTGATC